TCTGGGGGGTTGTAGTTCACGAAAGTGAAGACAAGCCTGCGCCTACTAAAAGGGCAAAGGAGTAACCTATGGCTAGTCAGGTTCAAATAGCAAAACTTGCGCTTCAGCACATTGGAGACAGGTACGATATTTCGGACCTGACGGAAGAGTCCACCGAGGCGGAGCAGATAAATTTGGTGTTTGACGACACCCGAGACGAGATGCTCCGCCGCTACCCTTGGCGTTTTGCTAAGAAATATATAAGCCCGTCGACTTTGTCGGGTATAACCGTACCGGGGCTCTGGGACTTCGCGTATCAGTACCCATCCGACGCGGTCAAAATACGCGGCATAACTAACCCGCTTGGCATTGACGTAGAGCCAATCGACTTTGAGGTGGCGCTTTTACAAGACGACACCAAAGTCCTTTTGACAAATCAAGATGACGCTGAGTTTTTCTATACGTCTCGCGTTACAGACACCACACGCTTTGACCCAGAGTTTACGATGGCCTTCAGTTTTTTGTTGGCGGCTAGGGTGGCTATGTCACTGACAGGTAGCCTCGATATTAAGAGCGCCTTAGACCAAGAGGTTCTTAGAATTGTAAGCCACGCTGCGGACACCGATAGCAGCGAAGGCAGGAATAGAGACGCCCCGGAGGCGTCGTGGATTGACGCGAGGGCTTAATGACTAAACTGATACAGCCGTCGTTTGCAGGAGGGGAGATATCGGACGCGGTAGGCGCACGCGTTGACATAAACAAATACAAGACCAGCCTGTCTACTTGCACAAATATGTTTGTCAGGACATCTGGTGGCGTTAGCAACCGCGCCGGTACTAAGTTTGTCTGCGAAGTAAAAAACAGTGCTTTATCGACTAGAATAATTCCGTTCGAGTTTAACACCGACGAAACGTATTGCCTAGAAATAGGCAATCAATACATCAGGGTCATAGTAGACGGTGGTCTGGTTGTAGACACTAGCCAAACCAAAACCATTACGGCTGTTACAAAAGCAAACCCCGGAGTAGTCACGTCTAACGGGCACGGCCTGTCTAACGGAACGGAGGTGTTCGTTTCGTCTGTCGGAGGTATGGAGGAATTGAACGGTCGCCAACTTTTGGTGGCTAACTCCACGACTAATACCTTTACGTTGCAGGATAAGGCAGGGACAGACATTAACACCACTAACTTTACGACTTACACCTCTGGAGGCACGGCTTCTGTTATTTTGAGGTGGCAACGCCTTACACAACTGCCGAAGTTTTCGAGTTAGATTATTTTCAGTCTGCGGACGTGATGACTTTGGTGCATCCGTCTCACGAACCTAGAGAGCTTACCCGCACCGCGAATGACGCGTGGACGCTAGAGAAAATAGTGTTTCAGCCGAAGCAGGCGTTTCCAACTAATGTGTCAGTGTCTCCTAACACAACCGGCTCTGAAAACGCGTCGTACGTTGTCACAGCAGTAAACCGAGATAACGCCGAGGAGAGCCTTCGCGGAACTGGGTCGTCTTTTGCCATATCTGCTATCACTAAAGCAAACCCCTGCGTCGTAACTGCTACGGGGCACGGCGTGAGCAACGGTGACGAGATACATATATCAGACGTTGGAGGTATGACGGAGTTAAACGGCGATAGGTTTAAAGCTCGCGCCATTACAACTAACACAATAACGCTTACTGATACGGCGGGTAATGATATCAACTCCACTAATTTTACGACGTACACGTCAGGCGGAAACGTACTTATTGCGTATGACGAGATAGCTAATGGAAACGCCACAGCAGACAATACGATAACGTGGAACGCTGCCAGCGGTGCAGAGAGCTATACGATATATAAAGAGAAAAACGGCATATACGGTTTTATCGGTAGAACCGAGGAGACTACGTTTACCGACGACAATATAGACCCGGACTTGAGCGACACGCCTCCAAAAACGCGTAACCCTTTTAAGTCCACAAACAATTTTCCCAGCACGGGGGGTTTCTTCCAGCAGCGCCGCCTATTTGGTAATACCAACGAAAATAGGCAGCGGTTGTTCTTTAGCCAGACAGCTAACTTTACAAACCACGCAGTTTCTAGCCCGACAAAAGATGACGACGCAATTACGGCAACTATAGCCGCTTTACAGGTAAATGAGGTACGCCATTTTGTACCCCTGTCTGATCTTCTTGTATTAACTTCTGGAGGTGAGTGGCAAGTTACGGGTGTGGACGACCGGATAACTCCCTCGACAATACAGGTTAAACCTCAGTCATACTATGGCGCTACCACGCTAAAGCCTATTGTGGCTGGCGACATTGCAATATTTATGTGCCACGGCCAGCACGTACGCGACTTGGGATATAAATTTGAGACGGACGCATACGCCGGTAACGATATATCTATTCTAGCTCGTCACCTGTTTGACTTTAACACAGTAGTAGACTGGGATTTTGCCTCTGCGCCGTTTTCATCTTTGTGG